TCTCCAAATTGGCCAAACGATATAATTTCTCTCCCATACGGCCAACGAATCCTGCATCTTCGTGAGAGTAAGCAAACATCGCTGCAAGTTTACCAGCGAAGTAATAGTTACCGTAAGGATTCCCATCAGAAGCATAGTCATGACTCTTTTTATCATGTAATTCTGCCATCTCCTCTAGAATCTTGTAAAATTCTGGTGAACCGTGTCTTGTATCAGTCATGTTTTAATACCTCCCATTCATGTTCATTTGTAACATGAGTAGTTTTCACTCCTATAACATAAGTTGAATAATTAGAGGTTATAATATATACCTCTTTATTGAATTTATTTCTGATTATATCCCCCGGTTTTAATTCTATTATTTTTATGACTGGTTTGAATTTTTCGGGCATCTGCATCTCCAATCCGCGCATTTCTTATTGAGTCCAAAATTAGTCAAATGACAATTTGGGCAAATCCAAGGTTTAATTAATAATCGTTGTTTAATTATTTCATATTGTTCTTGTGTAAATGGAGCTAATTCATCCTCTCCTATCATTAATTCAATTGTCATTCCATAATTATCGGGTGGGGGAATTATCATGAGTTATCATCCGTACAAATTTCTAATGAAGATATAATTTGTTTATTATCCCCAGGTTGAAATAAAAATCCTGTTATATCTTCCATTTCCCCCGTTTCTCCATCAAAAGCTAAAACTATAGTATCTTCTGGATATTCTTTGAGTCGTTCAATCAATTCTTTTATTGTCATTACATTCCTTTATACAATCAAGACAAAGTTTCCCTAACAAGTATTTACAACAATCATCTTTATTTTTTTAGAACATGATTGTGGTAATGAAATTCTGAAATAGTTTCTTGTCCTTCTTTACCACATAGGGTACTAAATGTAAGTCCCCATCGTATGTGTACTATCATTGGTTTCTTAAAAAGAAATCATACAATTGTGTATTGGCTTGAATTCCTTCCATATTAGCTATATATTCGAGACATCGTTTTGCGATGATACAATATTCCTTACTAGGATTCATATCATCACATTGACCTTCTCGATAATTAGCCCATATTAGTTTACGCATGGATTGAGGTAACATAAACCAATGTCGTTTACACATGAACATTTCAGGCGGGACATTGATTTTACAATTTGTAGCGTGGCAATGATGACTCATTGATTAGGAAAATCCAAACGAGAAATATTACTCGCGCGCGGTCCCTTGAGTCCTTCCCCTGGTTCAAATGTGACTTGAATGAATTCCTTAGTTACCTTACCTGCCTGATAATCAGCTACCAAATCATCCCAAAATCCACTAAAATCATCCCTATGGAAGAAATAATCAGTTCCATTAGTGGCTTTAATGAAACCGAAATTCCTATCAGAAAGCGTACGAATGTAACCCTTCATAAATTTATTCTCCTTCAATATGCGGTTGATTATCCTTGCGTTCCGATGCACGTTTGGGCTTGGTTTGTATTTCTTTGGGAGTTCCTTCATATTGTAATGTAAAGTAAATACTGAATTTCCAGAATTTAAGTTCCCCCATCCATATATCATTACCAATATGGATTAGAGTATCTTCTAATCCTAATTGTGGATACCTGATAATAACAACTCCATTATCCAGGTATTTGACTATTCCTTCTATAGCACGAAATCCAAAAATTTTGTTAACAACAAAATCATGGAAATAGAATTCTTTACCTTGCCAAATCCAACCAAGAGGAAGGTTTAATACCTTTCCCTTATAGAAACCTTCTAATTTTTTCATAAAATTAATGCCGGATATGGGAGTTGAACCCATATGGTATTGCTACCGTCGGATTTTAAGTCCGATGTGTCTGCCATTCCACCAATCCGGCACATGTTAATTATTTTTTCTCTAATGTTTCATTCCGCGCAATAGCTGCGTTGGCCCAAAATACAAATTCTTCTAGTTTTGTTAATGCTAGGGATAGTTCACGACTAGTTGGGCAATTGTTACAAGCCTTATAAGCAAGCCCCTTAGCAGTTTCACGCAGGTCTACATATCGTTCCTGTTGTGTTCCAATAGGAGGATGATATGTGAAGTTATTATCAATCTGTTCTACCATCTTTGGAGTTGCAATGTATTCATTCATTAGTAATCTCCTATCAATACCTAACCACACAAAATCTCGTTGATAATCGTTCATGTCCCAGAATGGTTGTTTCCAGATTAAATCATTATTCATTTGCTCCTTCTTGGTACTGATTGAAGATTCCTAATTTGTCTGAGTAATTCTGTTATTTCTTTACAATATTCAGGACTGGGTGTGCCCAGGATTAAAAACAATTCTATAGCAGGCCATCCAAACACATCTGCTATATCCTTGCAATTGAGTGGAGAATGTCCCTTCTCCAATTCCCTACAAATACGTTCGAATGCCTCCTTATCTGGTTTCATTTGAATCATACTTTACCCCTATTATAGCGGTCCCAGATACAACTATTGCATTCAAAAGTAGCTTCTACTCCTACGAATGCAGTTTCTATCATGGTACCACAAACTTTACATGCTAGGGGTCGTTTGGGTTTGGGTTCTTTTTCTCCTGTCCAATAACGATTATACTCATATTCCTTCTGTCGTTTAGCTTGTTCTTCATTAGTTTTACGAATGAATTCCTCATCATATGTGTATTGTTTAGCTTGGTCCTCCTTCATCTTGCGTATTATTTCTTGCCAATCAAAATCTGCATAGAAGGGATTACCTTGTCCAGTAGGGGGTTTACTTGACCATCGGGGTTCTGTACTGCGAACTACATCACCCCATGTACCCCCAACTTTAGCTGCTGCAGTTTTTACCTGTCCAAAGGTATAGTCAACTAGCATTTTACATACCTTACGAGCAGCTAAATTAGCTTCGTTTTCGTTAGGATTATTGTTAGCTAATTTGATTAATTTTTGGATAAGGTCGAAGTTCATGAATGTGTTACCAAATAACAAATCATTGTCGTTACTATACCTCCACTAGCTCCACGAATTTCAAATAGTCTCGTTCCATCCACTTCATAGAATGAGACATTAGGGGGTAATTTAACACTACCTAATGCGTAGTGAAGTAAATTCTTATACCCTAAAGTAAATTCAAATCCATACTTAAAAGGTAAATTGGATTGTCCCGATTCATGTAATTCTTGTAATATGCTAGCTATATGGGGAACTACAAATATGAATTCAAAGGGAGTAATAGCCCCCATATTTGCGCGCCCTAAGTCACCACCATTGGGATTAAATGTAATCATAATTGTTTACCTGTCTTTCCAGCAAAGTATTTTTTCAATTCATCGGCTTCGGTTTCGGGCATGGTGTAGATAATTGTGTTACCTATGGAATTGGTTTTAATCATTCCTGCGGAATCAAATGAAAGCATTAAATCATCAAATTCTGCAGAAGTTTCATAATGTGCCCACATTTTCTTCATGAGAACTTGCCTCGAAATTTGGTGAGTTTCCCTATCTAAAAGTTCCTTAATGATTAGTCCCTTAAGTAATTTTGCTTGAGATATACCCTTCTTACCGTGGGTCATATCGCGCACAGAACCAATTAATCGTTCACATCTGACAATAGCTTCTTCCATTGAATCTTTATCGATTACTAATTCGGGACTCTTACTCAATGATAGTAGCATAGCTACTTTCAGAACAGAATCACCAAAACGATTCAACGTGCCAGTATCATCTTTAATATCTTGGGTTTCAATAACTTCACTGAAATTATCATACCATCGCTGGTATATTAATCCTGTTTCAGTAAAGTAATTTGTAACTCCCGTAGATGTATCCTTGTAAGGATGTATCCAAGGGTCTTTCAAATCCTCTTGACCAAAGTGCAGAAATTCCCCATTTAACTTTGCTAAACCTTTGAGATATTCTGCTGATTTTTGGTAATTTGGGGGATTTTTGAGTTTGACTGAAAGGGAGTTTGTTCGATTCTTTTTGGATTCTGCAATGATGAAAGTCCTTGCGAAGTATCCCCCATGTATATCTTTTTTCGCAAAGAAATCCTCAGAATGCGCTTCATTAGTCGCGGTCAGCATGGTAATCGTGGGGTCTTTCAGATTGAATGTTTCCATTTTCAATAGAGAACGCCAATTACCTATATTGTAATTCCTATCATATAAGTCGGTGAGAATATCTGTCGCAACTTTATCCTCTACAATCGAAGATGTTAATTCTGATGATGCAATAAACGCAGTCGATTTCAGTATAGGTTTACCACCCGGAACAGTTTGGGCAGTTCCCATTTCTTTGAGGATTCCTTGTATGCTAGAACGCCCTGAAATTATTCTAGTTCCCCCGACGGCGCCAACCATTTGTTTCGCTGCGGATATAGGTGGACCTTTTTTCAGACCAGACATTGCATGATACATCACGTAGATGTTTGGGTAGCAATTGTATATCTGTCTGTCCAACCATACACTATCTTTAACCACAGCTGAAATTGATGCAAGCGCGCCCCAGAACCAGAATGAAAGTGGACTCTCTAGTTCACTATGTTGTAATAGAAAATCATCGAGCCATGTCATCGTTTTGGTTTCACTATTTCCCAACAGTCATCACATACGATGTCTCTATTTTCCTTTGATACTCCTGAAAAGTTCTTCTTATATTCCTCCTCTATTTTATCTTCATTCCAATTTACATCACGAACTAAATTAAATATTTCATGGCAAAAGTCACATTCATATTCCTTATCATTTAGTATTGGCATCTACTATATTCCTTAATTTTCTCACAATTTCCAATGCAGCAGTATTTTCATAGGAAATATACTCATGCTCCAGTAATTTGTATAGAGTCTTAATCTCCTCTTGTGTGAATTCAATTGTATTTTTCTTTTCCCCACAATATACGCATTCATCTTCGGAATCAAATGAATGCTTGTGAAATAATTCATTTTTATCAGAAGGGTATGTCATCATCATCTATCCTTATTTTAGTAAATTTCTTTTGCAATTGAATCACTACAATTAGCAATTGAGATAAAAGATGAACTAAATCATCAGCCTCAATTTTATCAACTTGTAAAGTTTTACCCTCATCATCACGCCATGTGAGATAGAGTTCAAATGATTTCATTTCTTTTCCAATTTTTTTAATCGCATTAACCATTCTTTAGCATCTTTGAATGGTATTCGTTGACCCCCATCATGCATATTAAGTAATGTAGCATAATGAGATTGAAGTTTAACTAATTGCTCTAATGCTTCCCAAAGTTCATCATACTCAAAAGTCATAACTTTTTATATTTCTCGAAATCTTTGTAATTCTCGCCTTATTTATAATAACCACCATATAAATCTCGATTTGCTTGTCCCCTTGCTCGTTCTTTTTCATTATGACATTGTTTGCACTTTCGATGACCTTTTTTATTTATATGAGTATTTTCGGGAGTATATTCATGTCCATGAATGCAATGAGTTTTAGGTAATCTCGCTACTGTGTTATGTGTTCCTGCTATAATAGCATCTCTTGTATTTTCTGAATAAGTTCCCTCATAAAGATGTATGGGATTCCAACAATTAGAATTGGGACATTCCTGTTTATGTAAAATTAATATTTCAGATGTTAAATCAAAATCCCAATGAATATATGCAGAAAATCTATGAATATAAATATCGTGATTTTTAAAATGTATTTTACAATGTCCTGTAGGACCACTAGAAGCACCCTGAAATAACCAACAATTGGTTATGGGGTCTATAATTGTATTTCTTTTCATATTTTCTACTATTCTTTCAATTGTGTAAGGCTTAGGGGGCATTTTTACCTCCAATTTTATACTTTACGAAGTCTTTATAGTTTTCTGCGATTTCAATATCACAGGGTATTTTTAGACTGCGACGGGGTAAACTACAGGCAGAGAAGTTAATAGGTCGCTCCATCTCTTGTTTAACGATAGGAACGAAATCATTTAGGTATTCTCGTCTAATTGAAAATAAGAGTGCATCGTGTGATTCGAGGATAATCTTAGATTCGGTAAATCGTTTTTTAGTCCTAATTCCTGCAGCCTTGGTATTATCAGTAACTGAACGTTGAGGAATATAACTGAATGCCTGACGAAATAATTCATCACCCCAACGTTCATAGAAAATACGCCTACCACCCCAAGGTGCATCAATGCCCCACGGGAGCGCGGCTGTAAGTATTCTTTGTCCCTTTAATGCCTCGATGACGCCCGCATGAAATATTTGTTGAATTTTAGGTTGTTTTGTATGAAAGATATTTAATGCTACTTCTGCTTGAGCTTCTGTAATTGGAGGCAAATTAATTTTGTATTTTCTAGCATCTGTATTAACGCTTGTAGCGGCTCGTCGTTTTCCGGCACCGAGATGTCCAGCGTGACGAAGTGTTTTTCCACAAAATCGTATAGGATGTTCAAATCCCCATCGTTTTTTGGAATAATCATCTTCAGTCCCACCGAAGAACCAGCTTGCGGTGAGAGCATGATAATCATGTAAATCTATATCCTCTAATGCTTGTTCATCACCCGCTAGATTGAAAACGACGCGGGCTTCAGCTTGAGAACTGTCTGCCTGAACAAATATATATTCACTCATGATTTGAGAATCAATTCTACATTTCTAAACATGATTCCATCACGATGTGGACCTACAGCAATCGTTATCCAGGGTCCATCCTTCTCATTGCATTGCTTAGTAAATATTTCTTGACATACGTTTGCATAAGTATCAGCATCTACTTCATATGTAGCAGGCCATTGTCCAAATGCAAATTTAGCAAATTCATCTCGTAATTCATTAGCTGTCATGGAAGAAACATACTCCTTATATCCGCACCAATATCCCCATGTTTAGTAATTGTTTGGAATGCCATTCCAAGAGGTTTCATGTCATTTTTGCGCCCTTTACCTACTATATCTACTTTGGGTCTGATTGGGGGTTCTTGCTGTCCATTTGAACTTCGTCCAGTTTCGAGGCAGGGAAAACAAGTAGTTTTCATCTTACCATCATAATCTGGAATTGCCATGAGGTAGGTTGTTATTGTTTTCCTTACTTGACGCCCTTCGAGTATTAATTCAAGCGCGCGTCGTTGTTCGGGGGGTATATTTATTGTTTGCATATTCAATAGGGCTGTAAGTTCTTCTTCCCCTGTTCCTTTACGAGTAGGAAGGTGCCACACATTGAATAACAAATCAAATATTTTCTGGTGCGCGTTCACATTAACTGGAACGCCTGCAATTTGAAAGAGTTCGTAACTAATCTTTTCATCGAGCGCGACATATTTCTTGATTAGTTCTGTTTGTTTCTCTGTATCTATGTGAAATCCATTATTCTCTATTTCCGCATAGAAATCTGGCAGGGTCAGGAGGAAGTTCTCATAAAATGGACGCATTCCTAATTCATCCAAATCAGGGTCCATTGCTTCATCTAATTCATAGGTAACGCAGGCATCTCTTGCACATCCTGTGAATAAATCTTGTATAGAACCTTCATACATTCCTTCGTTTTTGTAAAATGGTTCCCGAGTATAAATGGAGGTATTGAATGCAAGGTTTTTAGGTAATTCTGGATTGATTGCGAAAGCCTTGTACATAGTATCTGAAATGAGTTTTCGGATAATAAATCCAAGTCGCTTGATTTTATTTCTATCGTAATTGAAATTTTGTCCGATGATTTCTTTTTCATATAACACATCTGCTAGTAATATCCAACAGGATACTAAATCTGAATCAGGTATACTTGAGATACCTTCCTCATTCCAAAGGGGTACACACATACCATGATGCTTATTAAATGCGAGTCCCATGCATATAGGTATGCAATGACCTCCTGATTCAACATCTGCTGACATTTTAATTTTGTTTTTATATCGCTTAAGGAACTCATACAATTCTGCGCTATTATGGCAAATTTGTAAAGTGCGCTGAGGAAGGTTCATTTCAGGCGTCTGTGATTCCAAGAGCGCGCGCTTGAAGTCACATATCATTACACTACGATTCCAATAGCCCTTAAATTCTGCTCCTTGTAAGGTTCTTAATCCTGCGGGATTATAAGTAGAAACGAATTTTCTACCCATCCCATACATAATTGAACCACGATAATCCCCGATGGGTCTTTTACCTGATAATGCCCAAAGCGCGGTCCCACCTAATGCTAAGATTACATTAGGTTGAATTGAACTAATCTCAACTTGAAGTTCCATTAACTGTTGATTAATATCTATCCCTGCTCGTTGAGCACGCTCGAAAAATGATACCTTCTCCCTACCTATATTGGGGGGAACCATATACTTACTAACCGCAGAAATCCAACAATTATCTCGATTGATTCCCGCATCCTTACATAACCTAAATAATTCGCGCCCATCCCCACCTGAAAATAATTTACCTGATTGTTGGTCCTCATAGCTAGGCATCTCACCAAGTATCATTAACTTGGCTCCAATGGGACCAGCTCCGGGGACGTAAATTTTATCAATCATTTTACTTCAGCAATTTCAACAATGCAAATTAAACAAATAACACGAGCATTTTCTTTTCGTCGCAATACTAATTTACCATCAGGAATATTCCTATCACAAAGCGCGCACATTTCATCAATTTCTATGTTACTTGTATGAGGAGGTAATTCACCCCCTAATTTACGAGATTTAGCTGTACTTTTAACAATCATTTTGTATACCTTGCATAAATTTGTTCCAGTTTCTTTTCCTGTCCTTCACTTAATGATTCTTTATTATAAACTTTAGCACTTAGACTTTCAATAAATTTGGTTTCCCAATCATTAAGTTCATCAGTTGCTTCATTGATGATAGCATTCATCCATTGTTTGTGGGTTTCATTCGATTGGGGTTTCCATGCTAATGGAGTCATTCTATTATCTCCTCTAGTTGGTTCATCATTTTGTTCAAAATTATCATCTGGAAATAATCCACCATAGGGTAAGTAATCTTCTGCTGCCATCAGAAGTCCTTCCTTTCATCGTTTACCATAGTATGCCTGAGGATGAAATGAATGCGTAATTCTGATTGTTTGTGAAATTTTTCTCCACATTTGCTACAGACAAAATTCTTGATTTCTAATTCTTCCTTAGATTTTCCGCACATAAAGCATTTTCCATCAACTATGACATGTTCTGTGTATCTGTCACAAGGAAGATAATTCATGTTAATTCAAATGAAGTAATGTTATTTCTTTGAATTAGAATCATGTTATCTGTGGGATTTCCTAAAATTTCAAAAGTAATTGCAATTTGTTCTTCTGATGCCCGAGCTATATCGAAATTATATCGTTTGACATTCTTTATATCAAATTGATTTTTAGAATGTGTAAATCTAAAATCAGCTTTACAATTAATTAATTCATTAAATAATTGTTTTTCAATTTGTTTAACAACAGAAAATATTAAAGTCATTCCATTTGTCCTATGACTTGCTGAATCTTATCCTTGATTTTATTTACTTCCCAATTAATATCATTAGCCCATTTATAGTGTTTTGCTTTCCATACCTTTGCATTTGTGTATTCAATTCGTTTGACAGATTCCCACAGTTCACACCATTCATCTCGTGTTAGGCTCATTTAATTGAATCCATTTAGAAAATTTATTACTTCTTGTCTTGTTTGTTTTGGTTTCGTCATGAGCATCATTCCACATAATGATATAAGAGTCTCCTGATTAGTTTCAGGATGCTTTCTCAAATCAGACATCATGGATATTATACCTTTTGAAGGGTCTTTATAATAATCCATTTCCTGAATTGCGCGTTCCTTACACCACTCAATATGTTCTTTTCTAGTCATTTATTCCAATCTTTCCCTGGTTCTATGATTAAGGGAATACGCATTTGTCTTGAGGATACCGCTGGTATAATTTTCTTTTCAAGCAATGTATAGAAGGTGTTGTCACGCTCAAATAACATTCTTATTTGAGGGAGCACTCGTTCTAATTCAATTGCTATAATATCATTAAGAGTAACTTTATGAATGGAAGGTAAAAATATAGTTTTCTGGCCCGGAATCCAGAGTAACTTATCTATATCTAATGCATGTCCAACTAAACCTGCTGAAAGTAATTTGAAAAGTTCTCTACGATTCATAACTCCCTCAAACTAAAAACGGAGTACGCGTTCCTAAGTGACCCTTATAGAGTATTATGGAACGCGCACTCCTATCATTAGTTCATTTATTGAGAGAGTCTACTTATGTTATTGTTTGTGTCCCACTTAAAGGGAACAACAACAAATTCAGATTACAACTCAATCACAAACTAATGAATCCCTCACTTACTCGATTGTGGTTCCTTTTCCTCAGGAGTAGGTTCAAAATCTTCCTGAGTGGTTTCTTCTTCCTTGGTTTCCTCGGTAGTTTCATCCAAGGATTCGATTTCGTTCTCATTGATTACTTCAGGTGTCTTATTCATCATCTTCTTTCACATCATCAATTTCATCAGGTTCAGAAGGTAATTCTTCTAATTCTGATAAAATTCGTTTACATTCATGAGTTGCTTCTTTGAGCGTTATTTCTAAATCTGAAATATTATTTGTGATAGTATTCAGATTTCACAGCATCTCCTTTAATGTCATGATAGTTTCTGCATAGCTTCAACGAACTTTTCAATATCAGGAGTAAGAGAATCAAATACAGCTTGCAGTTCTTCTACCTTTCTCCTATGAAATGCAATCTGGTCCCCAATACTTTCTTTGAATGTTCGTGGGGACTTACTCAAGGATTGTGCTAGTTCTGTGGGATAATTACCTTGATTACCCCGCAATATCTGGTCAAACATTAGGTTACTCCTAAAATGCAGATGCTGGCTTAGACTGTTTTATCTAAACTTTTATAGCTGCTTCTTAAGGGTCATGACTCCCTGTGAAGTTTAGTATTCCTGTAGGTTATGGGTTTAATTACAGGAACAGCACCCAACTAACTACGCGAGTTTCGGTTCACGATACTGATGGTTCGCCTTATTCTTCATGCGACCCTGATAGGTATCATTCACAATGAACATGTCCACTTGCTTACCTTCGAGAAACTTGAATTCAATTCGAGTTTCCTTGTCGATAGTCTCGGGGTCAATTCCGAGTTGTTTGGCACATGCTTTTGTGAGGCCCAAAGAAAAGCCCATTGCCTTCGTATTGAAGGACCACGCACCAGCGCCGCCGATTGGAACTTCTGCAAATTCTTTCGACCCATCATCCGCATTGCACAAGATTGTTCCCTCCACAATCATGTTCTGACTCTTTCCATCCGAGGAAACAGTCCATTCACCCACAGTATCAATGAGAACACGATACCATGCGGGGGTAACGATTTTGTCGCGGAGAAGGTCACGATTGCTATACTGTACGATAGGCATTTTAAGCTCCAACAATAGGTGAAGGGGGTTGTTGTGAAATCACTTGAGGTGGTTTCATTTTGTTGATAGCAGGTAGAATATACGTGCTATAGAGTGGGTCACTACCAAATACAATTTCCTCATTCAATGGTAGTGAGGAACGCGCAAAGTCATCTCCTGTGTGCGTAGTTTTCAGTGCATATTGTCCCCCTGCTCCTACAATAGCTCCTGTTTTGATATTGAAGTGATAAACTTCACTACAATACGCGGGTATCTTCTGAGCTATGGATTTACCCGCTGTAACAAGAACGCGCGCCATATGTGTTTGTCCATCCGGCGATTTCTGCTCCTTTTGAATGATATGGGCAATGAGTATAATATTAACCCCACGATGTTTATTCAATTCCTTCGTGAGAGCGATTAGTTCATGTAATGCAGCGGCTTCTGCATTAAATTCCTCAAATCCAGTCACAGGTATGGAACCAATCTTTTTTCCGTGTCCCTCACCTGCTTTAATTCGCATTGTTTGACGATTAATGTAATCCGAACCTGAGGTAATGGAATCAATTACAATTGTTTTATATTTGCAATTAATTTGAAATGATTCCAATTTCATCTTAACTTTATCCCACTCATTGTAATCATCGAAATCTATATCAGTAGGATTGATACCCCACTTACTCATGGGTAATCCTAACGCATCCATTTTTTGGTCCCATGATACCCAGTATTGGGGGGTTGGGAATGATAGGGCTGAGGTGGATTTCCTAGTTCCAGGCTCCCCCTTGAACAAACAATACAAGTTTTTATAATCTATACTAGACATATTCGGCATTTATTCATCCCCAAAACAAATTGTAGGTAACCAACCAATATCCCCGTTACCCATAACTTTGTAAACTTCAACTGCGCGTTCTTCTCCCGTATCTAAATTACCTATGACCGCGCCCTCACAAACATATTCTAGAACTTCATACTCAGTTCCCAAGGGAACATTTTCATTTACAATTATCCAATCAGGTTATCAGGAAATGAATGTCGTATTAATTTAACAATCATTACTATGGTCCTTTAACCATTGTTCAGACATTGTATCGTAAGATGAAGGATACATTGAAGTAAACTTAAACTTCAATTCAACCCAAATTTCCTTCAATCTATCTTTCATTCTATTTATTAGTATTTTCATAACGTTTTGTAGATGAATTATAAATCATTCCACCTGATGATTTACGTTGAAATGATTGTAAATCTATTGATGCTTGTGGACGTGAAATACCAAATTTCTTCATTAAATGTTCGCGATTAATGAATCCATAGATATAAAGCATATCTGCAATGAATTCAATACGTCGCGATTCAAACCATCTTTGTGACATTACTCAACCTATTAATCATTTCTCTGAGTTCAATAATATACTTTGCAACGTGAATAAATTCAGCAGTTTCATTGTAAACTAAAATATTTCTAATAAATTTAGCTTGGTCGATAATTCCATTTAATTCATCACAAAGTCTAAATTTATTCTCATTCATTTCATTCATCCTCTTTCATATTCAATACATCCCAAGGGGGACCAACGAAGAAATTCAATTTAAGTTCTTCTTCGCGCATTCCTCTGTCTTTGATACATACATCCTTAAACATGCAGAATCCATACTTACTTTCACAATGTGTCCAATCAGGAGGCCAGTATCCTGATTCAGTATATTGCATATATTTGTATGCGTAGTAAGGAAGTATTTCACTTTGCCATTCAAGGAGCCTATCAGCAGAGTATGTAATCATTTCCCGAGTAAACTTTTCCTTAGGCTCTAAGGTAGTTTGAAATCCAATACGATTAATAATCATGGACCGCGTTTTCATCACGAGGCATTGTCCAATGAACTGATTATTCAAATTGGATTCATCTCGACGCTGCTTCATTGTTTTGTGGTCTATGGGAAATACCCCATTGTTAGTATCCACACACCAATCAATCTTAGCTTTCCATATAACGCGTATCTCATCATCTTCATAGAGAATATCACCGCGCACAGTTTCTACGAATAAGGGCGTCCAGAAATCATCCTTATAGAAATCAAAGTATTGCTCCATTGTAGCCAATACCCATTTCCATCCAATTCGTTTATTGGATTCATTTTCCTCGGGGGTATTACGCATTCCGGGGTATTCTAATGGCTGATGCCTACAGGCAGGTTCAAGATTTTCAGGAACAGAACAATGAGGACATCCAGTTATATATAAATGTCCGGCGGTCATGGCATGTCCAATTGCCATTTGTCGTGACATACCCTGAATTTTGTATCCATAAAATACTTCGAGTATCTTATGAACAAGAGAACCACATTCTAAGGAATTTGATTTACCTTTAAGAGGGAGAAAATTGTGATTATATCTAAGGTCCACATAACGCGCGCAACCTTGTAATGAACTAAACAAGGTCGCATCCATTACGATATTCTTCTTCGGGGGTAGTATGATATCCATTACTTGATTTCTACTGTTTTTTCTCGATTCGGTTTGTTTACTGCAAGTATGATTATCGCTGAATCATACTTAGAATCCCATGAATAGTAAACATTGGGACTAAAATCAGTATTAGTCATATGAAATACGATTTCAATTTCATCATCGAATGGTTCTAGCATCCGAATCAAATCATATTTAGTCATTCATCATCCTCATCACCACCAGCTAACTCTATAATATAGTCAACTAAAGTCATACGTTTTCGTTTTAAATTTTCCTCATTTTGAGATTCGGGAAATTCAATCCTAGCCATAATAAATTCTTCAAGATATTCAACTATAGTTTCTGCTTGATATCGTCTCATCTTTTTTTCTCAGCATGTTCAAGGGACATTTCTCACATAGTAGTGAGAGCGCGCATTAACTTAACTGTAAGTTTAGGGGGATATCCTAATACTTGAAGTAAAGTAGCCATATGAGTTAAACAGATTACATCTGAATCTGACAAATCATATAGTTTTTTAACTTCATCAAATTTCTCAATAAGTTCATCTGAAACATTCATTGTTTATCTTT